CTTTTGCTCATTAAAGATTTTCTCATCTACTTCAAAGCAAAGTGAAATTACACTCTTAAGTGCAGATGCAAAGATAGCCTGCGCTGATTTAACTTGTGTGTCAAATCCACCCATAAGGGCTTGCACGCCTTGACCAGTAATAATTGAAGCATCAATATTTCCAGTACGTGATTCAGGATAGCGTGTTCCAGTACGCAGTTCGTTCTGTAGAACTGCTTGTTCATTAAACAATGAACCAGATACTGGTAGTTCAACTCGGCGAACACCCGCTGGGTTTTTAGTACGGATAACTCCGTCTCCACCAAATTGAAACTCGTTCACATCGTCAGGGACAATTAGTGGTGCTTGCACGGCCTTCTCTGTTGCTTCCATTGCAAGTAATGCAAAACGATTGCGAAGCAACTGAATGCCGAGTACATCATCAAACTGTCCACGCATCTCACCATCAACGGTTGGTCGCTTTGCGACTACAACCATCATCTTACCAATAGGATTATTAGCACGGGAGATAACTAGGTTCTGACGGTCTGGAACAAAAATAATAGATTGATACTGGTCGTAGTAACGAACAATCTCAACTCTATTATTCATGTCTTGGTCATATCCGTCACGACCAAGTAAAACGTCAGCATGCTCTGGGAACTGAGAAATCAATTCAGCCAGTGGCATAGCATAACGCTTAGCAAAAGCAACGCAGCGTCCGTAGCGGTCAAACTCAGGATACGCCCCGACAGGACTTTCTACGCGAATACGCGGCAACTTTGCTTCAGTGTCCAGTTCAATAATGAACGGAACAAACCCAAATGTAATGTACCAGTCAGCACCTGTGTACATTTGTACTTGCAACTCAGAATTATAAAGATAGTTAGCAGCAATGCGGGTGCGATTATCTGCTGCTTTACGAGCACGGTCTTTAGTTTGGCTAACTACTGAGCAGTTAACTGCTGGTAGTGGGGCCATAACTTCAGATAGGTCACGGGCTACAATGTCAACAAAGTTAGCAACTACGTTAGCCTCTACACCTTCTGGAAAAAACTCAGGGTATACATTAGAAATTAAACCTTGACGAACTAGTAATACATCTTGATGGCGACTATCACGGTCACGGCTACGGTCCTTTAAAGACGCAACACGTGCAAAAATTTGCTTATCGGTTAGCATTATTGTCCAGCCTTCTTAATTCTAGCAGCAATTTTTTTAATTTCATTTAACTGTGCTTGGGTTAACTTACCTTTAGCAATTTCTGTTCGTTGTGCACGAGCCTTTTGAGCAGGTGTTGTGCCAGAACGCCGTTGTCTAGCATTTCTAATTGCTTCTTCAATTGTTCTACGTGGAACGGGCTTTGCATCTGGTCCTGCTTTTTTAGCAAGTGCTTCTACCCTACGTGCTGCTGCTTTTGCTTCTGCAATTGCTTTTGCTTTATCTGGAGAAGACTTAACCTTTGATGCTTTAACTGCTGCTTCAAGTTGTGCCTTTTTAAACGCTTCAAGAATATTAGTTTTTCTTACTGCTTCAGATGCAATTCTGTCTGCTTCTCTAGAAAATCTAGTTGGCTTTTCAGGAACATCAGTAGATGGTGCTTTCTCACGTGATGTAATAGTTGGGTTACTACCACTGCGTGGCATAAGGCCAGTGTTTCCATCTGGATAAAACTTACCTCTAATGGTTACACCTTGTGGCTCATCGGTCTCAACATTTGTTGGACCCTTGCGTTTAGAACGTACTGCTGAACCCTTGGCTTTAATACGTGCTTCTTGAGTTAAAATCTTTTTTGCAGGCTTTTGTTCTTTTGCTGCTTTAGCAGAAGTATCTCTACCAACTCTAGGCTTTGCTTTACTTGCTTCAATTCTTTTTGTAACAACATCTGCTGGTGTAACCCGTTCTTTTTGCATAGACTTAGTTACAGTCTTTGTATCAGGCTTTGGTTTTTGTGGCTTGTAAAGATTATAAAGTTCCTTAGCAGGGTCCACCTTTGGTGCACGAACACTTCCAGTACCTTGACGAGATACAACACGCTTAGGTGGATTTTTTGGTCCTGGAATGCGGTTTGCTTTACCAAGGTCCATAGCGCCTGTTTTCATTTCAGTACGTATGAGAGACTTAATATCTTTTTCAGAAACCTTCTTTGCAGCAGCCTGCATAAGGCGCTTCTTTGCTGCATTAGAGACGGCAGCACGGGCTATTGCGGCTACTACTGCTGCTGCTAGTGGTGCTGGCATCTCTACTCCTTACTTCTTTTTTGGTCTTAGTTGTACTGCACTTTTTTTCTTTGGTGTAGGTGTAAACTTACGAACACTACGTGCATCATTTTTAGGAACTCTACGACTCATTACTTGAGTCATGTTTGGTAGACCATAGTAATAATCATTAAGAGTTGCAGTTTCTTCTTTAGAAAGCACAACAGATTTTGTACGTGAACGAATTTCTTTATCAGCCTTTGAGCCAACTTTATTGGTTGGTTTATTAGCAGCCTTTAATCCGCGAGCATTTGCTTTTGCTTCAGCCTTAGCAGTTTTAGCATTAACTTTCTTAACAGCCTTTGCTACATCTGAACCCTTAACAATCTTTCCCTTAACTACTTTTGTTGTTACTTTCTGTGCAGCCTTCTTTGCTGCAAGACGTGCTGCAACTGCTGCTGCTGCTCCTGCTATTGCTGGTAGTGGCATATTACTTACCCTTTGCTTTCTGACCAGAGCGGGTGCGGTTAGCACGTGCTGGTTGTGGTTTTGGATTAGACTTCTTTGAAGCAGCGTATGCTCCGCCTGCTGCTCCTGCACCAGCAATGCCAGTTCCAGTAGCAACCTTTTTTACGGTGCGAGTTGTATTAGATTGCATAGATTTCTTCATGCCCTTGGTTTCGCGCTTTGCCATTCGATAAGCAGCAGCGTAAGCCTTTGCCTTTTCACCTTCGCGAATAGCATCCAATCTATCTAACTGACCAAGGGTCATATTATCTGGAACACCCTTGCGTAATCCACCTAGCGGTGGTGTACTTAATGCTGGAAAACCTGGTACTTCTGTTCCGCCAAAACCCTTATCAAGACCCATTTTAATCTTAAAAGCATTTGACTCACCAACAGTTGTTGAACCATAAGAACCCTTTTTGCTGCTGCTTTTAGCAATTCTCTTAGTTGTTTTAGCAAGAGATTTAGTTCCTTGCTTCATTAACTTGGCTTGCTTAATGGTCATGTTAGGAGTGTCTTTTAAATCTGGAGAGCGTGCAATAATCTCTTTATCTTTTGCAATTCTTTTAGTCTTGCTAAGAGAATCAACACCCTTTTTAACAACATTTCCAGCCTTAAGAAATTTGCCAGGCCCAATAATCATTGCAGCATTAGCAACAGCATCTTTAGCAAGTTTTTTGTTACTTACCTTTGGCTTAGCATCGGCCTTCTTCTTGATGGCTTTTGCCGCTTGACCAGTTCTTATCATGGCATTTCCTTATCCGAATTGTTCTTGCCACTGTTCTTGCAGCGCAAGGTCTAGGTTTACTGTTCCGCGTTTTGATAGTTGTGCACGGGTAGCCCAACGATTATCTGCGTATCGTGAGATAACTGTGCTTTGTTGCATCAACTCACGGCAGCGTAAAAACGCAAACCACATAGCCATTACGCAGTCAGTCTTACCTTTGGTATCAGGTTTCCACGTAATCAGTTGTTGAATTAATGCCTTGACTCCTTCTGAACCTTCAGAGGAGGGAAATTCAATTGTATTGTTCTTTTGAAATACTCCATCGTGCATAGTGCCTAGCATCGTTGACATAGATGCAACACCGTGTGAAATATCCCATTTGTTCTTTTGTGTAAAGTGTGGCTTTAAACTACAGCCGTATTGCGACAGCCACTGACGCAAATCGGTATCAAGTTCATAGGCTTTCTGGTGTGCGTTAATTTCAACACGTAACTCATTAGGATTGTATTTGATAACAAACTCTTCAATCATCGCACGAATCTTTTGTGGTGTTGGGTCGGACATGTTCTCACAGTCCAGCACATACATCTTTCCGTCTATTCGGTTATAGGTCATCGCTACAAATGCAGCATGGCCTCTACCCATAGCAGGGTCAAATCCAACAACTGTATAACCTTCGGCACTAATCGGATGTCCCACCGCGCCTGGTTTTAACGGACCTCGTCTACGTGTACCTTTGACACAAGCCTGAACCAGGGCGGGTGGGAAGATGGAATCTTCTTCGACATCCTCTTGCTGATAAACCAAAGCCCAAGTACTAGGGGTTACTTCACCACGGCGCTTGAACAAAGATGGCCCGTCCCATTTAGGGAATAGCCCTTGCTCATCGGGTAGTTCGTCCTCGTCTCCATCCCAAGGATGGTCGGACTTAGGCCAAAGAGTTACCCAATCTTCTGGCTTCTTCCTAAACTCCAATACCGCAGGCATTGCCATGTAAGTAAAAGGGCACTTACCATTAGACCAATGCTTAGGGTTACGGAGTTCCTTGTAAAAATCATTCGCCGCAATTCGTGTCCCTACAATAAGCAACTTGCCGTTTTTACCCAAACGGGTAATAACTTCTTTTTGTAACCAGTTAATCTGCTTGTCCCACTCATGGGCGTTAGCAGTTGTAATGCAGTCGTCCAAGATAATCAGGTCAGCACGTGCACCGTAAATCTGACCACCCATACCCAGTGCTTGGATAGTTGGGTCCTTCTCGGATGAATCTCTCGCATCGCCCCCAAGGTAAACGGTGTCTACCTTCCAGGTATCAGCATCTTGTTTCCAACCGCCCTCTGGTCCATAGGCTGTTTGTAACTTCAGCCAGCGTGGGTGGGATAGTCTTTGCTTAATCGCATACACGAACTCTCGTGCTTTGTTAAGGGTCTTACTGACCACAATGATACGCACATTCGGATTGAGGGCGATACGGTAAGTTGAGTAGTTAACGGTTACCACGGTAGATTTAGCATGCTCAGGTGGTACGTTAACCAATAGGCGATTCTGGTCGCCAGGTTCATAAATCATAGATTCGTGTAGCCAAGAGGGTTCTTCCCCCTCAAGGAGGTCAATCCAGTCTTGATGGTGGTCAAAGACCTTCTGCCCCAAAAATACCTCTGAGAACTGGGAAAAGGAAATCTCGTCCTTCGCCACTCCAAGGGAGATGGTGGACTTATTTTTGGCATCAGCCTTGGCATCTTCCAAATCACGGGCAAACTTCTTATCCCGCATTAGCCAGATTCTTAGTGTGTCTTCCTTGTATCCCAGTTGCTGCATAGCCCTAGGCGCACCCATGCCCTCGGCAACTAGCGCCAAAAGTTTGGCCTTTGCCTCCACGGTCTTTTGAGTGCGGGGGTTATTACTCTTACTGAAAGTCATTTAGTATCCTGTCCCAAGGCAGTATTGTCCCATCTACAAACAGCCTGCTTAGTCAGTTTGTAACAGACAGTAGATACAGTCTGTACGCAAGGGCCTGAAGCCCTTGCTATAGTATCGGCAATAAATTGCCTCTACTATATATTAATCCGTTCAACAGCCCATTCCGAACGGTTTGCAGCCTGTGATTTACATCACAGTACTATAACCGCAGGTCAGAGCAGTATTAGCAGGGTAGTAGCAGGGGCATACTGTTGTACAGAAAATATTTAGACAGAGATACTCTACTACATCTACAAGCCATTAAACAGTCTGGGGTCATTTAGACCCACAGCCTGTTTGCTGTCGCTCAGTCTGTACTGTTAGTGGAGCCTGTTGACAGACTACTATCTCGGCGCTCCCTTAAAAATAATAGTCCGCGCCCCAGTTTAAT